AACGCGTGATGCGCTCGGTGTACCACTCCGCATCGTCGCGGCTTTTGTCCATCAAGCGCGTCATCTCACGTTCGCTCATTGGTGACGACTCCGTGCTGCTCCTACGATCCATGCCCTTGTTCATAAACTTAAACGCCAGCACCATCGGAAGTTCAAAGTACATCCACTGAATGATCGCTGGCTGAATGTAGGTCTGCATCAGCGTGGTGTTGTTAGCCGACAAAGTGCCGGCGATTACCTGCGTCACGAGTTCCGCGTATAGCGCCGATCCCACCGCTGGCTGAATGTGCATCTCTTGCACTTTCACAATGGTTGGACGTAGCTGCGTGTAGCTTACGTTTTCGCTGATGACCGAATTTTCGATCAGCGTATTTTCGCTAATAAATAGTGCCTTGCTCATTCGACAATTCTTTCAACTTGTGTACCTTTTTTGATTACCAACTGCTGCACCCACATATGGCGGCAGCTTGGCCGGTGCCTGCCATCTTCCAGCGTCAGCCATCCGCCTCTGCGCTCCCATACGCTGTAACCCATCAACGCCGTCAGCTGGTTGATGTCGTCGCGTGTGTATAGGCGTGCGCTGCTCAAGTCCATCATTACCTGGCAGAACTTGCGGCTCTTATCATAGCCGTCAGCCTTGCTCAACCCACGATATTCAGGCCTCCAGTCGTAGCGATAGCGCACTTCGACGATAGGTTCAGGCACTTTCTCCTCTTTGGTCGCTTGACCTATGCCGCGCTTCAACGGATACTTGTTGACTTGCAGGAGGTACTGGATGCGCTTGCGGATGCGCGCCTTACTCACCCCGAACTCCTTGGCCATCTCTTCAACTGTCGCATCCTCGCGTTTGCGCCTATATTTTACGATTTTGTCGTCCAGCGCCTTATCTTGGTCGGAAACGGCAAACTGCATGAAGAACTCCGCCTCGCCGTATTCGTTGAAGTCCAATTCGCGCTCTTGCAGCACCTCAAAGCTTTCACGCGTTTCACCGAACTGCTGGCCTACCTGCGCCAGAAATTCCAACTCATCAGCTTCATCGGTGAACGCCTGCTCTTTCACGCCCAATAGCTGATCGACCTGTTCGGCGTTGAGGCCGAAGCCAGCCGTTAGCATCGTGCGCGCCTGTTCGAGGGTGACCTTGCCTTGTGAGTAGTGGCGCACAATACGCATCAGGTTTTGGTACTGCCTGCCTGAAAGCGTCTTGATAGCCTCGTTGACGCCTGCGCTCGCTTCTACGGCCACTTCGCCTGCGTCGGGTGTCGCCTCTGCCAGTGGCTCATAGCCTGCCTTCTCACGTAGTTCATCTTGCGTCAAAATCTGCATCAGCGCCTGCTCGCTAAGTTGTTCAGTGATCGGGTCGAAAGGCTGCAGGTAGAGGCACTCGTAGCCGTTGAATGACGTGAGGTAGTTGATTATGCGCTCGACTATTAAAACGCGGTTCATGATGTAGGTATTTTTGAACAACTCATACGCCTCCGACAGTTCTTTACGGCCTCCCAGCTGCCCCTCGGTTCTGATGCCAAACAGCATCGGCGAGGTGACGTTGTGCGCAACAAATATTTCTTCCTGAATCTGCTTGTTGAGCAAGTCAAACTGCTTGTCAAGGTCGCTTGGTGTGAGCGACTGAATGCTCGGCGCGTTTTCCTTGCCGGTGCTAAAGGTAAGTACGAAGCGCCCTGCGTTGTTTGCGCCGCTGAACTTGTTGCGCATCTGCCTCTCTATCTCTTGTTTTTCCTCGTCCGTCGGGATGCCATCAGCGAAGTTGATCATCTGCCCACCCCAAAACTGATTGCGGATGTTGCTGATGTGAAATTTAGCGATCTCAACGTCGCACTCGATGTAAGCCAGTGCGCCCTGGTAGTTCGGCAGTGGGTAGTGCTTGACGCCAGCCGCATAGTGGCGATAATAGAACAGCTGTTTGCCGACGCGGTTATTCGGGTCGAACTTGGGCATGCGCTCAACTTCCGCGCCCTTCGGATACTGGCGGATCATACGCTCGTCGTACCAATCGGCAATGAGGAACATCGTATCATCCAGCGACACGCGCACCTTTTCAAACGGCACATGTTCAATGAAGGCGATGCCGCCACCCCTGTTCCACGTCACCGCAAGCGCGAAGCCGTTGAACAGTTCGAGATCCAAGACGAACTTTTGCGTCAAGTCGTTGAGGTCATCGTCTTCGTTGACGTCAGCCATGAACGCCTCCGCCTTTGCCTGTTGCGCAACGGTGGTTTTATCCGCATCCACTGCCCAGCCTTTGCCGGCGATGTAGTTGCACTTGCCGTTGACGATTGCGTTGTGCTTCGCGCTTTTCTTGTATATGTCGAGCAAATAATACGGGTAGTCGTTCATCTCCCCGAAGGTATACAGGTCGTTAGCCTTGCTTTGCAGCATCAAAGGGTAGCGATAGTCCGCCTGTGGGATGAAGCTAAAATTCAGTTTAGTCATAAGAAACGTAGTCGATCGTGTTTGTTGTACTCGTGAAACTGCCCTCCGTCGTTTCAATCATCGCCAATCCGGTTTCAAGGACACGCGGATTCGTCGTAGGTAGCAGGAAGCGACGCATAGCACGCGTATAGCGGTTGGAGGTGTTGCCTTTGCTGTGCGTGCCTGTAACTCCGTTATTGAAGTTAATAGTGTAGGCTTCATCAGCATCGTATTCAAATGATGTCCAATAGGTGTGATTTGCGAAATTGCCTAATCCTGCGTTATGCAGCTTAACTCGCATCTCGCTCAATTCGCCCACTGATGGCAGGAACCAATCGCTAAATCCGTTCAGCACCAAGTCATTGGCAAGCCGTGCAGCGATGCCAGCAGTTGCGCAACCTGCCACGATTGCTGCGGTATTGGCAATGCCTTGACCTATCTGCCCAGACAAGCCTCCAATGAACGTCCCCTTACACCCCCAAGGCGCATTCGTAGATTGGTCTGATTCCGCCGTTATGTAGGCATAACCGCTGTCGGTAAATGTGTACAAGCCGCCCTGCACGAAGTCGCCAGCAGCGTAGCTGGCAGGGTTCTCGGTGACCTCGTACCGATATTGCCCTTTCTCCAGTGCGCCCAAGGTGAAGGCGAATTTGTCGTAGCGACTTTCGTAGGACGACAGGTTGTCAATCGCGTTGAGGTAGATGTCAGTGGCTTCCAGCGTCGCCAAGTTCGTCAGCCGCAAGCGGTAGACCGTCGCGCTGTTCGCGCGCTCCGTCCACGTCACCGCTATCGTGTTGCTCTGGCTCGCCTTGAGGTATAGCATGAAGTTCTTTTATTGAAATATCCCTCGCCACGTTTTTGTACAAATTGAACCTGCGTCTGGTGATTTCATCAATGTCAAATCGCTTCTGCATCTTCGCCGTCAGCCTGTCCGCCATCTCACGCGCCATCGCTGGCTCGTTGATCATAGCCTTCATCGACTTGTACCACTTCTTCGGTTGCTTTTCGTCCACAAGCACGCCATCCCAGCCGTCGGTGATGCAGTCGGCATACATGCAGACGTTGCTGGCGATGATCGCCTTGTTCATCCAAGCCGCCTCGGTGATCTTCAACTCCGACTTGAGCCTGTTGAACTTATTGTCGCGAAGCGGCGCAAGCGCAACGTCAATGAAGTTGTAGCCGCCAACGTAGCTGTAAATATCCGCCGCCTGTATGCGTCCGTAGTTGTTGTTCTTGCCCTTATTGCTGAACACCTGCTCATACTGCTGATATATCGGGTTGCCCTCATTCCACCCGGCAAGGTACAGCATATATCGACCTTCCAGCGTGTGATCGTCGCAAAGGCGCGACAGTGGCAGTTCCAGCAATGCCACGTCCTCGGTGTGCTGCGCTGCGCCAAAGTAGCCAAAGCGTAGGCGCTCGCTCTTGGTAGGTTGCGGCTTGAATTGGTCGTACAACAGGTGCGGCACGTTCTCGCAGATTGTCACGTTGCGGTTGAGCTTGACGATTTCATCGCGGAGGTACGTCGTAGTCGTGATGACCGCATCCGCAAGCTTGACGTGTTCGGCGACGATCGCAGACATATTTGTATCGTGGTAGTGCTTGTAGAAACTGTGGCCAGTGCCAAGATGCCAATAGTCGTCCATGTCAAGAATGATCTTCGCGCCGTACTGTCGTAGGATGTCAGCGACAGGCTTGACCGCCTCAATTGGCCCTGCGATCCAAGTGCGATTATACAGGAACACGTCGATAGTCCGCAGCTCTTCATCGCTCATGGTGCGCACGTCAGCGATGCTCACGAACTCGGCCTCGCTGCCGAACATCTCATGGACGCGACTGCTTGGCATCTCCAAGCGGTAATAGCTGCACCCTGTCGGATGCTGATTATAGACGATACATACACGCATACAACAAAGTTAGCCCAAAAAAAAGAACCCTGCGCCACCATACGCAGGGTTCTCCAACCAACCAAAATGCACGCTAATATACGCTACGAACCGCCAGTGATCTGCGTTCCACTGGTCAAAGCTGTAATTATTGACGATGACACCTCGCTGCATGGCAACTCCTCCATGCCCGTAAACGTCATCTCATAGCCATTGCGGTCACCCATAGCCGTTCCTGTTTGCGACGTTCCAGCGGTAACATCCAATCCATTTGAGCGACCAAGCAGCCAGTATTTGCCATTTCTATCGGTGACAATAGCCATAAGCCTATTCAACCCAACCAGTCGCAGTTCATTGCGCACTGCTTGCGTCATGCGGTTAATCGGGAACACCAACTCTTGTGTGTAGAAAATCGTGCCATTCTCCGTTGACGCGTTGACAGTTTCGGTAAACTGCCCAGCGCCCTTCGGTACTTCGTACTTGTAAAATCCTGATGCAGGGAACGTACCAGTGACAACGCCAGAAGCGTCCACGGCAATAGTGCCAGTGACGCTGTTGAAGGCGATGATGCGTACCTCCGTGATGCCGCCTACATTGTCGCGGCATCCTAATTTATATCCAGTTGTTAAGGCGCAAGGCATATCTATATCGTTTAGTTATTGACAAAATAAAAGAAGCGGGGAGGGTTGCCCCTCCCCACGTCATCAGCCTGCAGGTGTAGTCGCGTTCGACGCTTTATACAACACCATCTGCTCCGGGAAGGCGAACTGCGCGCCGTACTTGAACGCGGCTTGGAAGCGCACTTGGTCGTTGTCATACGATGCCCAAATGCGGAATTGATCTTCGTCGCTCAACAAGTCTGTGCCGTAGTACAGGTTTTCAAGCGAAGTAGCAACGATCCTGCGCGTGTTGTTCATACCGTTCACCGCAACGACTTTCAGGTTCGTGCCGGGGAAGAACATCTCACCACCGCCAAGCTGTCCGAGGTCGCCTTGATACAGGTTCAATCCTACCAGCTTATTAGCCAACAAGCGATACACGTCCCAGCCGCAAAAGGCAACAAGGTCAGGCTTGCTCACGATTGCGACGGGGATGTTTTGGTAAACGTTCTCAAACGCTGAAACGATAGTCGCGTCGCTAAATGCAGCACCGGCCAAGGATGACACAATAGAGGCTGATGCCGTAGTCTTCTCCATCAGGTGCAAAAGGCCTACGGTCTTGTTCAAAGTCGCGTCACCGCTTATTGATGCAGACGAGCCTGTCCATCCTGATGCACCTGTTGCCGATGTCGACTGCCAAATTGCAGTTTCGATGTTAGCGGCGATCTTCTTAGCCTTCTGCGTCGCAAACGCCTGCTCAAATGGCACGCCTTCGTAGTTGCTGCCTTGCGAAAGCTGGGTAGCAAGCCACTTGGTCTCCAACTCGCGAGGGCACAACTCCTCTTGCACCTTCACACGCGCAACGCTGATAACGCGCTGGCTGAATGAGGTTGTGCCGTTGGCTACCCACGCGCACGCTGTAGCCGATTGAAACACGGCGTCGGTGTCCATAAGGTTTAACGCCTCTTGATTTTTTACGCCCACGCGTTTCTGCATCAGCGTCTGCGTTTTCGCGTCGAAAACGGCAGTGGTCAACAACGGGAGCTTGTTCTGCTCCACATAGTCGGTTAGTCCTCCAATTGAAAATGACATAGTTTATTTTTTAAGGGTTTTTAGGGTTTCATTCAATTCTGCAAGGCGGCTGGCGCGGCTCATCTTCACGGATTCAACAACCGCGTCACTTGCTCTTTTCTTCGGCGCAGCGGTAGGCATCTGCGCCAACGCTGACAACGCCGTGTCAATCGTGCTGAAACGAGCGGCGTTAGCTTCGACCTCTCCGCCCATCTTCGCCATTATCTCTTCAACCTTTGCGGCCAAAGCAGCGATAGCCGCCTCCATAGCTTGCATCCTCTCTTCATGCGGATCGGCGGGTGCGCCTTCGCCTTCGGGTGCTACTTCAATCTCTACCTCTTGCGCCTCAACAGCTTCGGGTGCAGCTGGTGCCGGTGCAGCGTCGCCGATCTCGACGATCTTGCCGCCTTCGGTAGTCACAACGCCAACTTCGGGGATTGAGTGCGCGCCATCAGGGGCAGGCAGCAATCCTTCTTCGGTGACGACGTAGACGAGCGTGCCAACGGCTAACTCGCCATCAACGCGGATCATCGTGCCATCTTCAAGTTTATAGTCGCTGAACGCCAACGGCGCAGCTGCTGGCGCTGGTGCAGCGGAGAAGCTACGCAGCACGCGTGTTAATTCTGAAATTCGATCTGATAGGTTCATAGTGTTAAATATCATTGGTTTTGATAGTATGCAAAAAACTTTCAAAGGCTTGGGCAAACTCCGCCATCGCCAGCTCTATCTCCGTGTCCGTTGGCTGCATCCCGAAGTAGCCTTCAATGCTGAACCCGGTGAACTGTTCGCGATCCTCCCACACTTTGTCGTTCTCGACCTTGAAGCTACCAAACCAGCTGCCATCCTTCGCGTCCTCGTAGCCATTCGGTGGGTTGATGCCGCGTTCCCTGTCGATCATCCAGCTTTCAAACATATACACGCCATCAATGGCGGTGCTGTGTTCAGCGTTGACGTTGTGCTGATTGCCCTGCTTGAAGTACTTCTGCACCATCTTGCGGATGGTTTCCCTTTGGAAAATAACGAAATACTCGCCCCGCGTTTTGTCGCGGCGTATGATCGGCGTGTCTGCCAGCATCAACGGCCCTGTCAATACGCGCTTTTCCCCTGTTTCGGTAAATCGCATCTTCTCTTTGCTAAAGGCCTGAAATGGCCGCTCAATCGCAGGGGATTCAACGAGGGCGACGTAGCTGACGCCTTCGTCAACTTCGTCAATGGTCATCAGGTATACTGGTAGTTCCATAGCGTTAAATATCATCAGTTCCCCAACTGTGCAAATTGCCGAATGGTGCGCAGCCTGTTTTGTATCCCACTCACGTCGGACTCTACGACGTAGGCGCGTAGTGGCTGGCCTTGTGGCTGCCCGGTGTTCGGGTTGATCAACTGGCTATTCGGGTTCAGCGCGTTGCCCTGTGGCGCTGCCATGCCTCCGCCTCCCCCTGTGCCAGCTGTGCCGCCTCCGCCTCCGCCTCCGCCTCCGCCAGTGATGCTCCTGACCTGCCCGATGCTCGTGGCTGCAATAGCCGCGATGCGCAGGCCAGCGTTAATCTTCGCCATCGTGCTAAGGCTTAATGCCTGCGTCACGCCAGCAGCACCAGCTGTCAAGGCGTTAGCAGGGTTCAGCGCTGCGTTGGCGTTGATGCCTGCCAGTTCCTTCTGCAAGTTTATAACAACTTGCGCTATTGCCATGCCTTTCTCCAACGCCAGCGCCGCCAACATGACGGCTTTGCTCTTGCCCCCGAGCGATCGCATAATCTCAACCACGCTACTCGACGCGGCGTTGTAGAACTGAACACGCGCATCATTGTACTCCTTCTCACGCTGCAAGTCCTCTTGCCGCAGCTTTTCGCGCTCTGCGTATAGCTCATCTTCAATTTGTACCTGATAGTCCAGCTGCGCCCTCTGCGCATCTAACTCCGCCTGATCCGCTGCATCTTGCTGCTCATTGATCTTGGCCGTACGTTCAGCGCGCAGTTGCGCCAGCAATAGGTTAGTGGCTTCCTCGTTGCCCTTGACCTTAGCGAGGCGCTCCTCATAGCTGGCGTCAATCTGCTCCAACTCGCGCTCGTTGGCAGATAGGCTGTTTTCTAACAACACCTGCCTGCTATTGGCAATGATGCCGTCAATTTCCTTCTGCTTCGCGGCTGCAGCTTCCCTCTCCTGCTCCTGTTTTCTCTTGCGCTCTTCGGCGGCCTTGTCGCGCTCTTGCTGTTTCTTGTCCGCCTCTTTTGCGGCGGCGTCCTGCTTGTCTAACTCCACCTTCTTCAGATAGCTTTCATACTGCGCCCGCAAGACGTTATGCTGATGCCGCGCCTCTGCCATCTCCTCCTCGTTTTTCGCATTCTGCAGCCGCTTCCTGCTGATGTCGAACTCCATCGCAAAGACCTCCGCCTCGGTAGCGCCGCGCTCCTTGGCGATTTCAGCGGCACGCTCCATCAACTTAATCTGCTCGTCAAGGTTCTCTTTGACTTTAATCCCCAGAAATCCCTTGACCGCCGCCGTCAGTTTGTCGAAGTTGGCAATCAGCAAGCCAATGGCTACCACCGCCGCGCCGATGCCGGTTGCTATGAGCGCCAAGCGAAACGCCTTCATCGCCCCTGTGCTAGTTCCGACTGCCAACGCATAGGCACGCTGCGCCGCTGCGTTCAGGTTGACCATAAGCGCGGAGTCCTTGTTCAGCGCATTGGCAACAGCCGTAGCGCCATTCACCAACGCCAACGCCGCCTGAACCTTCATCATTGCCTTCTGCACGTCCTCACTCTCCTCACCGAACAGTGCCGCTGCACCCTGGGCAACAGCAAAGCCGCCTGCAATGCCTTGAATCGCAGAGGTGAACGTGTCCAGCGTCCGCGTGTCCGACGCCAACGCCTTGACCTGTGCGCTCGTGTCGCCGATAGCGTCCTTCAGCGATCCTGCCTCGGCAGCCATCCGCCGGAACTGGTCGGTGTTCTTCTGCCCCGCCGCCTCAAGGTCAAGCATCTGCTTTTGCAGGTCGCGGAGGCGTGCCTTCGCTGACTGCGTCGCCTTCTGGGTGTCGTCCTCCGCCCTGACCTTGACGGTGATCTCTTTGTCTACATCTGCCATAGTTTAGCTTGTTGGGTTGTCGGGTAGTAAGGGAATAGCAACGGTTTGGCCTTCATTCAAGTCCAGCATCGTCACAGGTGCGTAGATGCTGGCGTTGATCTCGCCATCGGTCTTGGCGGTTGGGTCATCGCTAAAGGTTGGGTCAAGCGTTGTAGGCACAAAGGCGTCTATTGGCAGCACCCGGCGCATCGTCACCCTGCACAGCGTTGACTGACCCACCGCGTAGTCCTTAATCTCTAACAGCCTCCAGTTGATGCCCTTCCAGTAGATCAACTTTCGGAAGTCGAGCGTTGCAATGTCGGTAGACGTCAGCAACATCGTGCATTCCACGGTCATCGCCTGCTGGCTCGTCAACTCAAAGATGTAGCCGTTCCAAAAGTTGTTGAACAGGTTGTTGTTGTTATAGCTCATCGGGTTGCCGCTCACGTCGTAGGTGCGGTAGAAGATACGCCTCGGAATGCCGAATGACAAGTCAAAGTTTCCGCTGGCACTGGTGTCGTATGGATTCTCCAAGTGCGTCGCCAAGCTGATGGCAGATGCAACATTGATGACAGATGATGGCACGCTGTTGTTGTAAACTTGGCCGTAGTAAAACAGAAATGTTGGATTCAGTCCTGTGTTGTTCGGCTGAACGTAGCCGCTGTGTAGCGCCAACCGATAACCCAGCTGCAAGCTGCGCGGATTGCCATTCCCTTCGGTGTCGAAGCCACGCCCCGCAATTAGGTTCGTCGTGTACTGTGCAGGAATTAGCGTCTTAGCCTTGAGGTCGACAACTTGATCGCCACTACGATTGTAGTTGCCACTGTCGTAGATGCGCGATCCGTACCCCTCCTTGAACTCGCTCTGGTACAGCTTGCCGAGCGCGTCGCCGCCATCGGCATACTTGAAGACATAGCGTTTCTTGCTGCTCGGATCGCCCATAAGAACGGTCATCTCCGCGTTTTCGTCAGACTTTTGCGACCAGTCCAGCCGCGTAGTGTTGTAAAAGCTTGTGAACGGCTCAATGTAGATGAGCTTGGGATCAAGTGGCGACTGATAGAAGTACAGGTTGAACATCTTTTGCAGGTCTTGCAAGAAATCAATCTGCCTCACATCCATCGGCAACCCCTTCTGCATGCTGATCGTGTTGAACCGCCCCATCGTTGTGCCTCTGATGGTCAGCCTTCGATTGGTAATGGTCGCTCCGCCTGTCATCGTTGCAAGGCGTGTGCAGACGATGTAGAAGCTCTGCTGTGGTTGCAGATAGATGGTCGTGCGCCAGTTGTGCTGCATTTGGCCAAACAACGAACGCTGCGCGGTATAAACAGGGCCAGTTGGATTTATGTATTTAATTTCATAGCGCAACACGTTTGCAACGCTCGGCGTACCTGAAGCAATCGCGTCAAAATTCAACTCAATGCCATGCGCAACCGTGTCATCATTTCGAAAGTAGGTGTCGCCGCTCAACACGCTGATTCCCGATGTATAGGTAAATGGCGGAGTGTTGTTGATTGGAAAGGCAACTGTTGTGCCGCTCGTCGCCACAGCTACCGTCGTGCTTCCGCTCACGTTGCCGCTGATGTCGCTGTTAGAAGTCAGCACCCAGTCATTAGCCCAAGGCACGACCAGCTTGCTAAAGACATTGCCGCTGGTGCTGAAAAAGTTAGATTCATACCGATAGCCGTGCTGTGCGAAGATTTTGTCGACCAGCATCTTTGCGAAATAGCAAGGCCGCCACTGGTATATCGGCACAAGGTTAGGCGCAATGTAGCCGTATAAGTTCAGGATTGGCGCAAGCGTCCCTGTTGGCACAGTGCCATTGACATCGGCGTTGCCTTCCGCGTCTATGTAGGCATAGCAGTAGCCACTTGTCGCGCTGTTGGCATCACCCGCGACGATCACGTCAAGGTTGTTGAACTCATGGTCGTAGGTGTCAACTCCTGCCGTTGACGCAAGCAGCGTTTCACCCATGACGCTGAACAGGCTGACGCTCTCGCCGTAGATGCTGATTTCGTAGGTTGCCACGCCCCGCGTGACCCTCATCGCCATCAGCTGCATTGATCCGCTGAAGACTTGCACGCCATCACTCCACACCGCGCAGGTGATGCGCTTGTTTGGCGTGAACCCACCGACGAAACTCTGCACGTTGTAGGCGTGTCTGAAGGCGTTGTCGTTGCGCGGAGTGCTTGGCAGCGTGATCGTCTTGGAGTACGTTCCGCTGCGTCGCGTGATGTCCTGCGCATCCTGTATCGTGTACGTCAACTCGATGTCGAAGTCCTCCATCAGATCGAGGTCGACACCTGATGCCAGCTTGTTATCGGCGTCCGGGTAGCATACAAACTTTATGTTCATAGCGCGGTGTTTTCGTAGCCAACTTGAACGTCAACGCTGATCTGCTGCAATTTATCAACCACGCGCTTGCGTACGTTGTAGGTGTTGGTCTGCACCACGACCGGCACCAGCTGCGTGCCAAGTTGAATCCAGCACTCCGAAGCGTAGATCATCTCTTGCAGCCATGTGAACTCCGCATCGGTGAGCCAGTCGCTGTTCAGCGTGTAGGTGTCGCGGTACGTCACCGACCACTGTTTGTCGTAGACGTCATCGCCGTAGACGCTGGCGTTGTAGCCGTAGGTCTTGCGGTCAACATCAACGCGCTGCCTGTTCATCCGTGTGAACGTGTAGCCGTCAACACCGCCGTACATATTCCGGAAGAAAACACGCAGGTCGTTGTAACGCTGGCAGTTGTCGATCGTGATCGTGTATGTTGGGGTGCGGTCTTTGTCATCAGCGGCGTCATCCAAAATAAGGCGCACCGTATAGCTTGCGCCTACCAACGGAAATAGCACTGATCCGTCGTCGCTATCGCTGGTCTGCCCTGCCGTCAGGTTGTACAAGCCAAGCGCGCCCATGTTGAAGTAATTGCTGATGTTGCTGCTGCCCGTTACAGTGAAAACACGCGCACTTGCCCCGCTTGTGTCGTTGTATTGAATCTCCGCAACTGGCGTACTGCCTGCCTTGATTAGGAATCCAAGAAAGTCATGATCAGCACTTGCCAACGTATACGATGTAGGTCTGTTGCTCACGGTGACCGTAGCACCCGCTATCGTGTTAGCCTGATACCCACTCGGCGAATAGGCCGCGTAGTCCTGTTGACGAAACGCCGCCTGCCACGCAATCAGCGACGCTGATGCTGTGCCGCCTGTCGCCACCGTCGGAGGTGAGCCAAACTCCTCGCGGAAGGTCAGGTTCGTGTTGACAGCGTAGCCGCCATCCTGCCAGCCGCTCGTCAGCTGTGGTATCTTCGGCGCAATCAGCGTCTCAACGACCTTGCTAACACCGAAGAAGCCGTTGTTCGTCGTTGGCAGCTTGTCGCACTTCAATCGCGCGGAGGAAAGCGACCCCGACACGTCGCAGACGTAGCGGAAGTTGGCAGAAGCGGTGTTGTTGCTACTGACCACCACCACGTCGCTGTTGCCGACAGGAAGCAGCGAAGGAAGCGCGGATATTATAGTTATGCTCATACGTTAATTGAAATTGATATTTCCTTGCCGACCACTTGCGCGATACTTGTCACCAGTTCGTCCATCTTCGCGTCAGTCAATACCTGGTTGAGGAATGGCCGCCCCTTGATGCCTCTGCGTTTTATTGACTTGGCGATGTTGTACGCCGCCGCGTCGATTTCGTCAGCAGGGATGCCGAGTGCTTTGTCGATTGCCCACTTGCGGATCGCTGCCACGTGCGAAGGACTTGGGTTGATACTCCGAAAGCTGAACGGCGCACCCCTGTTGACACGCACGCCATTGACGCCGTATTCAACGAACTTCCAGTAGCTGGCCATCTCCATAGCGACCTGCGCGACCTTCTGCTCGACAGGCAACTCTGCGAAGCCTACCGATTGACGCAGGTTGAGCGTAGCCTTGGCGTCAACGCGGTCGATGCCTTCAACCGTCAGCTTAATGACATCCTGCATCCACCGAATTAGCGCCGCGTTCACGTCAGGAGATCGCGACAGGCTGAACTCCTTAGTCACGTCAGCGCCGACGCCCAGTACGTCGCCTTCTATCTCTGTGGTAAATTTCATGCAGGTAAATATCGCAGCGCGGAAATCTATGCACTACGGCATAGCCTTCATCAGCAACAGCGCGTTCATGAACTCCCTTGCCGGCATGTTGAATACCTGGTCCATGCGCAGAGGATCTTTGCCGGCCATCCGGTAGACCACACCAACCCAGCCGTAGTTCGGCTTTTTTACACCTTGGCCGTTGTCGTCGTCGTCTGCTGATCCGTCAAAGACCTCCGCATAATCATCAACAAAGGCTCTGAAAGCTGCAAAAAAAAAGCGGCATATCCCCAAACGTCACCCATGTTCATCTGCAACATCGCCTCTGCGCGCTGCTTATGACCCTTGCCGTCATACGCCTTCGGCCACCACTTCCACACCTTGCACTCCCTCGAAAGCGTCGCCAAGATCAAGTGCAAGTTGTCAATAACACCCTGCTCGCTCGTCATGTCGTAGGAATACAGCTCGACCAACTGCCCTGCGCTTATTTCGTCGATGAACCACTCAAATTGATACCACTTTCCGGCAACCTTGGCGTGACGCTTAGCCGCCAGTGACGATAGCGATTTGCTCGCCGCGTTGATCTCACCATAACGCTTGTTGACCTCCGCAATCGTCATCTTCTTGACCTGCTCGATCGGGATGCCGTCAAGAACGGCGATGACGCCGATCTTCTTGTCGCTTGTGGTGTAGATTGCGTTCGCCTCAATCGACACAATGCGCTGGAACTGGTCGACGGTGATTTTGTTGAGGATGCTCATCCTTTTATGGCTTTAAGGTAAAGTGCATAAAGTTGGCCGCATACCGTTTCACTGCGATAGTTAGCAATGTCTGCAGGTACTGTTAGCATCTCGCGCTTGGTCACTGCACCTTCCGCGTTAAAGTGATAACTCATCACACCCTTGCCACACATCCACGCCTCTATCGTCGTTCTACCTATATGCAAACCACATGCAAAGTGGCATCCCTTAACCAGCGTTTCAATGTTGCTCACCGAATCGCAGTAGTGAACTGGAAAGCGGTCAATCAAGTCCTTTAAGTAGTCGCCATGATCATAACCCACCAACACAAATGGCCTGTCGTTTTCTTTGCACCACGCTGCCGCATCGTAAATCATCGCCTTGCGCATGAAATCAACAGTTCCCGCCAGTAAAACATAGCCGCCATCCTGAACGCCATCGGTGTTGAATCGGCTGTAATCAACTGGATTGTAGATGACGCTTATCTTGTTTAAGGGAACGCCATATCTTGCGTGTATTTCGTGCTTTTCGTGTTGAGCTATACTGATATACCCCTTGATGCTTTCGTGCTTCACAGGCCGCTCTAAATCGTAAAAAACGCTATGTATCGTAGCGACCTTCGGTGTAGTTGGAAACAATACGCACAGATGTTCAGTGACCTGCTTGTGCTGAACATGGATGACGTTGTACGCCTCACGTCCTGTCAACTCTGTCCACGCCTTAACCTGCACGCCTGCCATCTCAGCCTCTGCGATCAATGGGTAGTCCATGTATGGCGAGGTGACCGTTACGTTGTGTCCCATAGCTTTCAAGCCTTTGGCAACGTGCAAGACGTACAACTCTGATCCTGTGTACTTGCGAAAAAAAAGCGATGCGATTAGGATTCTCATTTCTCTTTGATTGGTCTTGCTGGATTGCCATACGCCAGAAAGCCATCAGGAATATCGCGGGTGACAACGCTGCCTGCACCTACCAAAGCGTCAACCCCGATACGAACTCCGCAGATGATTGTGCTGTTCGCCCCAATGCTACACCCCTTGCAGAAGTATGTTGACCTGAACCTACCGTTGTTCTTCCAGTCGCCAAAAACGCTCGGATAGTAGTCGTTTGTCGTCACCACGTTCGGCCCGATGAAAACATCATTGCCAATGATGCAGCCGTGATATATGAGCGCGTGATTTTGGATTTTGACGTTGTTGCCAATTTGCACTCCTGTGTCAATGTGCGCACCTTCACCGATGACACAGTTGTCGCCAATCTTGGAACCAGTGCGGATGTGTGCAAATGCCCAGACCTTGACGTTCTCGCCAAGTTCTACGCCTTCTTCTATAATTGCGGTTGGATGTATCATACTGCAAATTTACTACATAATCACGTACCTACCCCCAGCGTTGGCGGATAGCTTGTTCAAGGCGACGTAACGCACCGCGTCAATGGCGTGGTTGTACCGGTCAATCGGCACTCCCAACGACGCGCCCGTGCGATCGGTGTCCCAAGTGTAGTTGCGTAGTTCCTTGATCAGGTTCGTCGATTCACGCGTCACGAGCATCGGCTGCCGCTTTAGGATGTCGATGCTGTTCCTGATGCTGTCTGCGCCCTTCGTCGCCGGGTGTATGTTGAAGCCAAGGCGATGCACCTCCTCAATGCTCTTGGGTTCAGCACTGTCAGCGATGATCGGCCACGACCTGCCGATGCCTAGCTTGCGTAGGTGTTCAGCAATGTCTTGATTGGTGAGGCCGTTTTGGTAGATCAATTCATGCAGGAGAATAGCACTGCCACGCTTGTAAACGGCCACCACCGCCGTAGGGTCATTCGTGTATCCCCAGTCCAAGCCGATGGCGACCAGCTTGTCACCAGCGAAGTCGATGCCGTCGACCTGCTGCCAGTCGTCAAAGACCACGCCCTGCAATGATCCGACCTCACCCAAGCCGTAGACCTTCCACCAGTTCGCCCAGTACGTCGATGTCGCCGCCTTGACCTGCGCCGCTTCGATGTCGTCGCGGATCGTCGCCGGCAGTGCCTCGTTGTCGCGGTATGTCAGCACCAGCAACTCACTGTCTTGCTCGGCTAAGACCTCCGTGTGCGCCCAGAACTCCGACACCGGGTTGAAGTCGATGTAGATGGCTTCGCTTGTTCTGATAGCCAGCTGATGGTACGCCTCAAACTCGATGTTGTTGGCTTCGTTTATGTATAGCACCTGTCGCCGTGCGCCGCGTAGCTTAGCCTCCTGATCAGCACTGAAAAACTCAATCGTGCTGCCATTCGCAAACGTGTAGGTCAGCAGCGTCTTGTTCCAGCCTTCGTCGCGCCAGCGGTTCGTCCACTGCATGACCTTGCCGAAGTCCTTCATAGCACCACGTCGCAGGTGCGGGATTGATTCAGATACGACGCTGATCTCGGTCTTGGCCTTGGCTGCAATGTGGATCAACACTGCGAGGATCGCGTAGGTCTTGCCCGCGCTCGTTCCGCCTTGGATGACTTTCTTGCGAGCCGTCATCCGCCTGATGCGCTTTATCGCGGTGGTGTGATGAAATGCCATTTGTAACCGAGGTGGGGTTCGAACCCACGTTTACAACTTCTGTTTACGGTCGGGGTGCGCACTCCCTAATTGTCGTTTTACCACTTAAACTACTTCGGTTTTTTCTAATATCATTTTGTTGACGTCAACGAAATGGTTTTGTGGCCATGGCAGGATTTGAACCTGCAATAAACCCCGCCATTGGGGTGTGTGTGCCTTTCCACCACATAGCCTTGTAGTCAGGACAGGACTCGAACCTGTATTTGCAGGCCCTTTCGAGCCCGTGGTTACCATTACGCCACCTGACTTTTTACACAAATATACACGACTTCTCCCCAATTTCCCCCTTCAACTTCTCAACGTAGACCGCCGCATCCATCAGTTCTTCCTGAAGGTGTTGCAGCCATTGCAGTGGAGAAAGGTCATCGCGCTCCATTGTTGTGCCGTACTTCGACTTGCCCTTTTCTGCTCTTGTCCTAAGTTGGGCAACAACGGCCTCGGTGATTGCGTCAGTCATTGGTGACGTGGTTGATGCGTGCCTGTGCTATTGCGACGTACTCGGCCTCGCGTTCAATGCCGATGAAGCTAAAGCCTTCGAGTGCCGCCGCTTTGCCTGTTGATCCTGACCCCATAAACGGGTCAAGCACCGTTCCATCGGGTGGCGTTACAAGCCTGCACAGGTAACGCATCAGGTCGGTAGGCTTGACCGTTGGATGGTTGTTGCCCTCATCCCTGTCGCGTTTGCTTGCCTTGGCGCAGTAGAAGAACCGCGCGGCTGAGCCTGAATCGCCGTAAGTATCTGCGTTTGATTGACCGCCTCCAAACATACCCAATCCTTTGCTCGCCTTCTCACCGCCGCGCATAAACCCACTCTTTGTGTCAGGAAACAACCCCACCACCTCCTCGCTTCCATCGTGGATGAAGTTGGCAGGCCAGCGGCCTTGACTATGTTGTTCATAAGGATTTCTATTTACATCTTTCCATCCTGATGCTGTTATGCTATTTTCCTTTCTCTTAAAATCAATTATTTCCTCCGTCCCCACCCTACACCCATCCACGTTAATCGCACCCGTGCCGTGTTGCAGGACGTTCTCGGCTACCGTGCCAATCAAGGGCTTGCGTGCTACGGTGATGGGTTCAAGCGCAGGCTTGAGTGCAGTCCCCCAACCTTGCCATTGCTTTGCTTCGGGGGTGGCGGGTAAGGTTGGTGTAATGCCATCACCCCAAGCACCATATCGCCCTGTTGATTCTGATTGCGCACCCTTTCGTGTTTCGCCCACCACCTCCCTCTCCGCACCCGCCGCCTTATCAATCGCCTTGCTCACATCCAACGACTTCGGAAACCCCGACCCGTACACCCAAGCAATCATATCGCGTATCTCAAACCCCGCATCCTCAATCCGCACCGCCATTCTATGCTGCGTCCTCGTCCCCGCAAAGGCCAGCAAGTGACCACCGGGCTTCAACACCCGAAGGCACTCCGCCCACACCTCGACACCCGGCACATCGTAGTCCCACTTCTTACCCATGAACGACAGGCCATACGGCGGATCAGTAACAACAGCGTCAACGCTGCAATCAGGCATAGCACGCAAGACCTCGATGCAGTCGCCGTGTATTAGTTCAGTCATTGAATAGCGGCTGTTCGATTTTGACTTCAGCTTGTGTCTTATCAGCCAAGCCGTTGAGGCGCTGCGTGATGCTCGTATTGTAGATGCCAGTCATGCCGCCCCTGATTTGGTCAGCGCGGATCGTGGTCTTGATGCGCGTACAGATTTCCACAAATTTGTCGTATCTCCCATCCGGATTGGTGAAGTATTGGTCGATGCTCTTGCCGATTCCCTGCTCATAGCAATAGACTTGAAAGCCCTCAAACGTCAGTGGGTTCTCACGCTCACGATGCACTTTATCGGCCTTGACGCCAACATAGTCTTCGACCAGTACAGGTGTTGCCTTCGCTTTCTTGCAATATTCGGCAAACGCCTCCCACATTTCGTCAGGCGTTTCAAAACTCGGTGGTCTGCCTGCTTTATTCATGCCTCCATGTTTGTAACGATGTCAATGATCTTCTCAATCACCGCAACCTTGGCATGCAGCGCGTTGGGTGCTGTGCTTTCCTCCAGTGAATCCAATACGTTTGACAGGTTGGTCAATAAATGTCCACGATCCTGCCAGTCCAATGCTCGCGCGTCCTGTTCAATTGTAATGTCGGGTTGGTGTGTCATGTCTATAAATATCATTCAACCGATAATCGTGCGCGAGCGTCCATTGCGGCTGCCATCATCTCCTGCAAGCGGCTGACTGCGCATGATCCACACCACCAGTTCGTCCGTCCGTAGCCGTTGGCGTTGGCGACGTTCTCCAGCATCGACACTTCGCCCGGTGAGAGCGACATCGTTTGAGATGCATAGTAGCCGTCGAGCTTGTGCTTGACCGATAGCACCTGCATTGCTTCGTCAAGTGTCATTTCTCCGAGAGTTTAATGGTCAGCACCGTCAGACCGGCAGCGGATAGGCCAACCGGTATGGCAAGCAGCCAAGGAAGGCTGGAGGTTGTGATGGTCAGAACTACGCCCCACCAAAACGCAAGACAGGTTAGGCAGGTCAGCGGCTTGCACCTCGCGTAGCGGTAGTACCACGCTGGCAGGACGTTATAGCGGTTCATCGCCAAGGAAGTCATAGTGGCCAAAAGCAATATAGTAATCAGATCCAAGTTCATGTTTTAGTCGTTGTTTGCAGTTGTTGATTGTGTACGAAATTGATCGCCAAGGTATCTTGGTGAGTCGCTCGATGAGTTTCTTGTTACCCAAATCGAGCCAAAGGAGGAATAGCTGCTTGTCGTACGGGTAAGCGCCGGCTTTTGCCCAGCCATCCATGACTTCGAGCGCCCGGTTAAATATTGCATCAGGCCTTGCATCATACGGCTCATCAGCTGCCTCCAGCTGCTGATCGGCGATTTCCTCGCGCAGTTCATTGTGTCGGAAGTCGCGTTGAAATTTAGAGTTTCGACTTCGGTAAAGGTTGATAGCCATTCGCACGATGTAGAATTTGAGGTAGCCTCCGGCGTGCATGGCTTCGATCTTTTCGGCTGGCTTTTCATAGAGTCTGATGACGAGTTCATGTTCAAGGTCTGGCGCAAGGTCAGGCGTAGCCAGCTGGCGTGCTATCTGCCGCAGCTTGCCGCTCGTGTAAAGCGTTAGTATGATTGTGCGTGCCTCCACATTGGTCGCAAATATACATAGTATCTTTTGGTCTAATATTGTGCGGCTCGTAGCGCTTAATTTCTTTGAGCCACGTGTACTTGTTCATCGTAACTTGCAAGACGTAGATGACCTCCAAGCCGTGGTGTACTGTCGAGTAGTGGCGGCGCATCAGCTTGGCTATCTCCATCAGCGTCATTTTCATTTTATGGCGCATGAGGTAAATCAGGCAGTAGCGTGCCTCCGCGACTTCGCGGTGGCGGTCTTGGCTCTGCATCTGGCGCAGGCCAACGCCTGTGCGCTTGGTCACCTGCTCGGCGTAGTAGTAGAATTCACGTTGTTGCTTAGTCATTGGTTGGTTTGTTTATAGCTTTAAGAAATTCGTTGAGTGATCGAACTATGTAGTACTTGTATCCTGCAGCTTCGATTGTCTCCTGCCATTGCTTTTGTTTGGGCTGCTGCCTCCCGATGACCGTCTTAAACTCAATAGCGATCAAGCCATTGTCGCTCAGATACATCATATCTGCAACGCCGGCCACAACGCCCATTGACTGATTCATAACGGCTCTGACCTTGTTGTCGCTGTTGTTGTTTACTGCAAATAACCGGCCCCGCTCTTCGGGGTAGTTATTCCAGTGGTAAAGGAAGCACTGTGATTGAAGTCTGAATTCTGACAGTTCTTGCATCGGTTTTGAAAACATTTATAGTATGGTTCTCCAGTCTCTGGGTGTTTTAATTGCGCCTTCATTCTTGCTTCCCACTTCCACTTTCCAGTCTTGCTGATAAGGCGCAGCCATTTCTCGCCCTCGCAATAGCATTCGCAAACGCTGTGCAAAACAAATCCCTTCTTCATTCCCTCTGGGTTCTGCTTGTGCATCCTGGCTAAATCTTCCAATGGAACATCCTTCTTTTTGTTCAAAATATCTGTACGCACTTGTTTTAATATAACATCCGGCATTATCTCTTGCGCTGGACCTTGGAACTTGAATCCACAACTTGGGCATTCTTTGAAGCTGTTATGGCAAAGATACTCGCAATTCGGGCATTTTTTATGAGGAGCAACACCTCCCTTTGCTGGCCGTTTCTCTAAGCTCCACAATCGATCTTCATGCCAGGGACCATGCGTTTCCATGTTGTTACCGAAGTCAAGGATCGTGAAATTCTTCTTAGTTCCAGTCACCCGGCTACCACGACCAACCATCTGCAAATACAGAGCCAAACTTGTGGTCGCTCGATAAAGGATCACGACCTCCGTATCCGGATCATCAAATCCTGTCGTAAGAATGCCTACGTTACACAAAATTGCATCGGGTGTGTTCTTATACCAGCTAAGTATCAATCGTCGCTCCTCGTTGCGCATTTCGCTATCTACGTGCATTACTGGCAGTCCTACTTCCTTCATCTTGCTGCATAGCTCAATCGAGCTTTCAATATTGCTACTGAAGACCAGGGCCTTCTTCCCAGGGCAAACCTTCAGATAATTGCTGATGACTCCGCCGTACACTTTACGGTCGCTGTATGCCTTCCCCATTTGCGCAGCATCGTACTCCCCTTTATACATACTGACGCCAGACAGGTCGACAGGAACGGTGTAGTAATTTGGCTCCGCCAGGTAGCCATCGTCTATCAGCTTCTGGATGCTGACCGATTCAACAATCTGCGTGTAGTACTTGGATAGGGATGTCTGCTTACCGACACGTATAGGGGTGGCGGTAGCTCCGATGACATACTGTTCTTTGTGCAAGTGCGGTAAAATCTTATCGAATGCTGTTTTGTGCGCCTCGTCAAATATTACGAGCTTCATCTGTTTCAGCAGATCACTCCACAACGGCGTGTAAATTCTATTCTTCATCGTTTCGATCATGGCCACGTAGCAGTTCGCATCCTGGTACTTCTTATCTCCAGCCGTAATCTTGACCGGGTTCAGTTCAAACTGCTGCAGAGCGTAGTGCGTTTGGTTCATCAGCTCTTGACGATCCGTCAGGATCATGACCTTGTTGCCCTTGTCTATTGACTGCCGAGCCATATGGCTAAACATAACGGTCTTCCCGCTGCCAGTAGGGCTGCACAGTATCAGCCGCTTGTGCTTTTCATTCCAATGCATCTTTATAGCCTTAACCGCTATGTTTTGGTATGGTCGTAGTTTCATAGGTTAATGTCCGGTGGTAAGAGTGGTAAGAGAGTGGTAAGAGTTTTAATCCAACTGTTACCACCAAAATATTGAGTTTGCAGTTTGCATACGCTGTTTTTTGGCTCGGTGGTAAGAGTGGTAACTACTTTTAGTAAATAAACTATATTTATTATTATACACACATGACGCATGTATGTACGCATCATATAGGTTAACTTGCTAAAAACCGTTTCCACTCTTACCACTGTTACCACTTTTGTGTTTTTAGAAATTGGGTTCAGTCATGTTGACTTCTGCAAAAGTTCGCTTGGAGAGCAGGTAACAGCGTTTTGTGATGTTGCTGCCACGTTGCTTAATACTCTTCCGCTCAAACTTCATTTTCTTAAGGTATTGACCAACCTTGTAGATCGTTATGTTCGATGATCTCAATCCACTGGTGATTAGTATGTACTGGTAAACATCGGATGTCGTGAGCCATTCGGCTCCAGCGACAGTGCCGGGTGGCTCGTAGTACTTTTCAATCAACTCACCTTCCAGGCTGACTTGTAGATTCTGCTCTGTCTTTTCCTTTAGGTATTCGCAGTCCGTGCCTGTGAGCATCCAATCCGTAGGGTTGTCGTGATAATAGTGGTACAGCTCAATAAACAGGGCGGCTTTGTCTATGGCTTCATAGGCATCCCAATTTATATTGGTGATGTTGATAGGTATTATTCGCCTGTTGCCGGTTGGATCGTTAATAACCTCCTCTTCATTTGACGTGCCGCACAGAACCGCATACCTAATTAGATCTTCGTGCGTTTTGCCGTAAGGCTTACGAACACTAAAAGTCTGTCGGCTGGATATCTCCTTGAGTTTCTTAGCCTCCATCTTGCTCTTTCCACCAAATTCGTCATCGCAGAGGATGATCTTCTTACACATCAAGATTTCATCATCCTTGCCTCCATCCAGCTTAGATTCTCCATAATATCCGCGTAGTTCTTCGGGTAACAGGTTACGGAAGAAATTGGTCTTACCGATGCCTTGTGGACCTGTTAGCACTAAGCAGATAATCGAGTACTGACCATGCATAGATGCGACGATGGATGTAAGCCATTTCGGTAGGAATCGCCTGATGTATGTGGAATCATGGACATCACTGCTAATGGTATCGCACATCCTTTCGATGTTGCCGGTAGGTCTTGATCGTTTCTGCTTATTAAACCACTCCTTAAACGGATCGTATTGGGGTGTCCATTCTGAATCGATAATGTCAAAGACCAGCTGCTTCTTAACCTTGCTCCCCTGTTGATCTATGGCTTCCAGGTAAATCGTGTTTAGAACCCGATCGTCGACAGGCTTGCCATCAAACTCGTACTGCCTAGTGACTTTGTTCATGCGAATGTTGTACGTGCTGATCTGCGCCTTAAGAGCGTCCAGCATCTCATCAGCTGAAGGCTTATCTATCTCTTTAGCCGGCATCAAGAACGTCTCGTTTACGCGCTCCCTTGCATCATTTATGCCCTCCTGTTCGAGCTGCTTCAAGGTCGCGCTCTTAGCTTTGTCCTCATCTGCCCATCCTCCCTGCTTACCGACTTTCAACCGGTTTGTTTGTGCGACCATCTGCACCCTAACAGTCTCAGCTGTTTGTATATCGATGTTGGCGTTTTTGCATAGGTACATAAATGTCGCAAAGGTGACCTTGCCTCTGGTGCCTTTCAGTAAAACCGTGTACTTTGAATCGCATGTCCTGAAGTCATATTTTAGCGACTGGCTGCTAACCAGGTGAAATAGATCTCGGCCTTCCTGGCTGTCTCCGTACTTAGTAACGATGGCCATGCCGATCTTAACCCAGTCCTCATATGATTCGCACATATTGACACGCTTCTGCTGAATCTGGTCAGTGATGTACTTGATGTCTTTGTCGCTATGTACGTATATAGTTTTAGGCAAAAACTTAGGTTTCTGTAAATACAGTTTAAATAATGGCGGCATTTTGTCTGCCTTGTATAAATCCGGATCATAGCTGACGTAACGCAGCCGTGTCACGTCCTTGCATGAAGCGTCAATAATTAAGTGGTAGTTGTCGGCTATGTACTTACTCAATCCAAGGAACGCATCCAGGTGTCGCTCCGGATCAATGCGAAACAGCAACGCCAATCCATATCCGCCGGTAGACGTGAAAACGCTATAGCTATACTTATCGTCGATCAGTGCCTGGCGTTTGGTTTGCAGGTCCGGGTTATCCTGCAGGTCAATGTCGATGCAGATGAATCCGCTGTGTTTGGTTAGGTTGTCGACATTCCGTTTGCTAAACTCCCCACTAAGGGTTATGCATTCCAATGTCTCTTTTTTTACCTTGCCAATCCGGACGTTTGTGACCTGGTCCTCATAGGTGCCATTGCGGATGTTCTCCAGGAAGTTATCCAGCTGGACCAAAGACTTTGGCACAGTATCATGATGTGTTTTGAAAAAACTGCAGTTAATCATAAAGTTTAAGATGTAGGTAGAAAAAAATACCCCGACTGTTCGCAGGCAGTCGGGGCAGGCCAAGGTAGCGGCTTTGCTTACGTCAATGCTCACCTGCGAAAATGGGCATCAACTCTATTACAAATATAGCAATTATTCTCTCACCTCGCCACGCCTATCGTGATCATCTGCAACTATCCGCATCGCGTCAATGACCGAGTTATCCATGTACGTTGCGGCAATCGCAAGGTCGTAAAACAACTGCACCAGTTCAGTAGCAGTAAGTTCGCTGTCGTCACTTTCGATGCTGATGCGCTTGCCGTCGATTTGCAGGCTTAGCTTTAAGCCGAGGTCAGAATGGGAGGTCGCTGCCATTGTCTTGGATGTTTAGGTTATTGTGCGATTCTGCCTTCGGCTTGCCAGCGTAGTAGTCCGCGCTGTTCGGCGATGGCTGCTGCTTGACCTGCACGTTGCCGGCCAAGAACTCGCCCTTCGCTCCGTTCTTGACCCACAGGCTTACGCTGTATTCCTGTCCGTTCAGTAGCAGACTGCCCTTCCATCGTGGTGCGTTGGCGTTGGCTGATTGGTTGGTGAACACGCTGATGTCACCGTCTTTCTTTTGGTAATTGCTCATAGTTTGGTTTGGTTTAAGTTGTGTAAAATTACGCATTGTGACTTTCCCACCAGTCGGCCGCTTTCTGCATTTGCCCAAGCAAGCCGCCATCGTGTTCGGTTCCTACGTGGTTGCGTAGGTCGTGAATGATGGTCTTCTGACGCTCGTCAAATCCGATGTCGGTGTAGTGAACAGCAGGGATGTCGCCACTGTCATCGTCAAACCATTCGTGTGCGGAAAAGTACATTGGTACTTCGAAGCTACCTGCTTCGGTTTCAATTTCAAATACAAATTCGATGTCGTTCATAATTGGGTTGGTTTAAAGGTTATCGGTTTGTTTTTGTGTTCGCTATTTGAATAGTAGCCAGTTGGGTTGTTGCAGTCCAAGATTTGAAACCAGTCAATGTTGTTATCATCGCACTCCACTAATTTATCACCCGCCTCAAATGCTTCGTCCAAAGTGTCGTAGGTTCCTGCATAATCTTCCAGTCCGTGGCAACTGTCGTAGTTGTTGCCTGCGATTAGTAAAAATTTATTCATAGTTGGGTTGGGGTTAGAATTGAATTAACTTTTTGGATGATAAGGTCGCCAATGTACTTTCGGCAAATGTCAGCTGTTTGCAATCGATTTTCGATAGCGGCAGCGGCATAGGCAGCGGCATCGGCAGCGGCATAGGCAGCGGCAGCGGCATAGGCAGCGGCAGCGGCATAGGCAGCGGCATCGACAGCGGCATCGGCAGCGGCATAGGCAGCGTCTAACTCCTCACGTGTTGCCGTGCCTTCGCCAAAAGCAATCGCAGTGTCAACTGCTTTAAGGCTTCTATCGTCATTCATCAAGTGCCTAACGGTGTTGGCGCAGTGCCCTTTTGCAAGGGTTAATGGTTGCAGTCCAATATCGCATTTGGATGCGAGCCACAACAACCAATCGCCGCGGTGGCAGTCGGCTACGACCTGTTCAATTGTTTTATCGCCAGCCCAATCAATGGCGGTCTGGCAGGCTTCTAATGATTTAAGGTATTGATTAAAGGTTTTCATTGGTTGGTTTGGTTTAGTTTGGACATCATTGCGACGCACTTGGTACGCTCTTCGGTCACGCCAAGGTTGTACGCGTTCTGCATGTCTTGCAGTGCGCTCCTGTACGCCTCCGCCCAGACCGGGTAGAGGCGCGCCGAAACTTCAGGCGATACGTTTTGGAATAGCTGGCCAACGAGCGTCACGACCTTGCCAAGCTGCATGTTGTTGTGGGATAGCGATACCATCGCTTCCACGCGTTCTTCAAGGCTCATCGGAAGGTTACAGTTAGCGTTGTCTTGGCTGGCTTCACTGGTACTACCGGCACAACTTCGCCAGTGTTCGGATCGACGATGGCGGCGGTTGTTGCCATGCGGAATGCGGTCTTGACCAGCTCTTGCCGAGCCTTCAAGCGTTCGGTCAACTCAACGCAGACTGGATCCTGCGCAAAGTCAGGCACGTCGCGTGGTTCACGCAGCACTACCTTGGCACCAGCGAACGCGAACTCGCCCTTGCCGTGCATTGCGGCTGCATCCTTGGCTACTTCTTCTGTGCGCTCGATGATTGCCTCCAGCGCCTTGACAACCGCTTTGCAGCGGATGTGAACGGAGAGCGGATCGACGTTGCCGTCCATGACTTCGGCGGTGACGTGGTTGACAAAGGCTTCGATCTCGGCTCTGTCGATGTTGGTGGGCAGCGTCAGCATTGGTCACCTCCTTTCAGTGCGTTAATGAATGCCTCTCTGTCCTTCAGCTGCGATGCCTTAAACCGCATCTTCATCTGGTGCAGTTCGTAGTTAAATCGGCCACGCTCCTCGCGTTGCTTGATGCTAAAGCGTGATAGCTCCAGCTTGAATTGTTGATCTGTCATTGCCTTTTTCGGCAGTGGGGTGAAGGTGATTGTTTCTGTGTTCATTGGTTGGGTTGGGTTAAAGTGTTGAAAGATATTTAAGTCCTGATTCGTACTTGGCGATGTCCCAGTTCTCGCGTGCCTCCAGCTTGTAGCGTTGGTCGGGATCGCTGACCTTTGCCATTAGCTGTTGGTGGTACTTCATGCGGATGTCGTCGAGTGCCTGCTGCTTTCCGAGTGCCATTGCCATCTCGTCAGCCGTGGCGATGCTGACCTCCAGTCCGATGCCGAAGTTGCCAAGTGCGCGTCCCCATGCGGATGACTCGCAGTTCTCGACGTAACTGGTCTTGTTGATCGCGCTACTCGTGCGGTCTTCCTGCGCCATACCGCTGGCGACGATGCGACCTGTTGGATCGCTGATAATTGCGTTGAGGACGCAGAAGTCTGGCGTGAGCTGCACGACCTCGGTGGTCAGTGCGTAGTCTGCGAAGTTGGCGCGGAAGTATTTGAGGCGCTCAACTACCTCGACGTAGGGTTTACCCTTGATGTTGGTCGTTTTGAATTGGTGCATTTTTAGTTGGTTTAGTTGGTTGGTTTGCAGCGAAGTTCAACGCGGCGCGGATGCTGCCATAACGCGCCCGGCATAGGGTGAGGGTGTCAGCCTCGCAGTAAACGGAAGTAAGTTGCATTTTGGACTGGTTAGAAAGTGTAGGTGTCATCTTCTTGGTTGAGTTCATTGGTTTTTTTTAGGTACGCAAATATACATAAATAAATAATAGGCAGTGCGCAGAATGATATGTACCACCACCAGCGGTCGTGGAAGTCAGCCATCATGTAGACCATGGATAGCACGAATGGGAGGATCAGGAGTAGGTTGCTCATGGGTAGAATAGGTTTTGAAAGTTAGACAGGGTGCGTTTTTTGTCCAGCACTATTAGCAGGGTGTGTACTTCAATATAGGTGCAGAGTGTGTAAAACTGTTCGCGCCGGAGGAAATCGATGCAGAAATTCCTGCTGTATGTGTGCTCGTAGCTTTCGATGGCAGCGCGGTCTTCGGCGCTCATGCGATCCCAAAGGGTTGGTGCTTGTTGCATCGTTAGATTTGGTTCAGAAGGTTTTGACGTGCTTGGAGGTAGCGGCCGTAGAGTTCGTAGTTGAACGTCAGCGGCCTTTTGGTTTCGCTGGATGAAGGCGTTGCGGTTCGTTCCAGCATGTAGCGGATGTGGCGATGCCACGCGTAGAGG